GATAGATATAAGCTTGGTTGTTTTGCCTGTGCCTGGTGGCCCAAAGATTGTGGTCTGCATTAGAACGGCACCTCACTTTCAAGTTCGATACTTGGAACTTGGACCTCGGTGTTAAACATCGGGACCCACCAGACTCTCATTTGTTTTGAGTCACCCTTTGTTGTGTTAAACCTTTTATGACCATTGGCTGTGCCGTTATCGTTTAATTCTTTCAGTCGCTCCTGAATCTGACCACGGCTGTAACTGTCAAACTTTTGGTTGCGTAGAAACTTGAGTAACGCTTCTAGCTTAAAGTAGGTCATCCCCTCTTCATCGTCCGTGAAGGGCTTACCAAGCGCGATCTCTTCGGCAGACTGGGCTTGTACCCGACCGTCACAGAACGCCTCTAGCAGGTCCATAAACTGGCCTTTATAGGTAAGTTCTTCTGGCACATCTATCTCACTCATGCCATCCATCAACATGGACACAACTTCTTGCCAGTCAGCTACCTTCATCATCGGTGGCATGACATGAATCTGTTCCATGCAGGCTTTCTGGAAACGCTGTGGTGTTTGCAGGTCATCGGTTGTCAGTTCAACACGACGACCGCCCACATCACAGAACCACACGGGCGGCTCAGACTTGACCACACATAATCCGGTAATCTCCACATGCTGAATGTGGCTACCTATTCCACATGCTTTTGTTTTGCAGAGGCTTTTGTTGCAAAACGATTTGAGGGGTTCTTGATCACAGGGGAAACCATATTCCTTCTTCTCGTGTTGAGACTGAATAGTGACGATTTCAGAAGCTGGTAAAGGGGGCGTACAGTATTTAACATTAATTTCTTCAAGACGTTCTCTCCACTTTTCAGGTTGTTCTTTCTTAGCACCGACGGCGGCGGCGAACATAACTGTGTTGCGCGTACCCTCTGGTATGCCCTGACTAAACATATGTGACAAGCACGGTGCCCACTGATCAAACTCATTGACAGGTTCACCAAGCTGTAGCTTTTCAAAATCTTTGGGATTAGTTCTTCTGGCTTCTACTATAGCCAAAAATTCGGTAAGGTCCGCTTCGTCTCCGTCTTCTTTGACAGCGTAACGCATTGTCTGTTCTGTATCAAAGTACGGAAGGTTAATGAAGTTTCCAACATCGCCACGTTCGACAAGAATCTCTTCTTGCTTCGGGAATATTTCGCAACCACCATATCCAAGATAGGCTGCAATCTCTGTGGCTTTGTCACGGAAAACACCTGCACTAAAAAATTCTGTAAAGAAGAAAAAAATGTGAGCACCGCCTGACTTGGAGCGGCAGACCACACATGGAATATCGTTGTCACGCAACTTCTTGTCAAGTGCAACAAGGTCCAGTGGGTACTGGTCAATGTCCAGCGCACCGAACTTACATTGATTGTTTTCGTTGATAGGTATAGAACCTACGCCGTGCTTCCCCTCAAGGTGTGCGACAATAAGTTCCAGTGTCAGTGGCTTCCGAACAATGAATGACTTCGCCTTTTGTTTTCCAGCGCGTCTCTCATCTGATATTTGTGTCTGTCCATGTGCGGCAGTAAAGCCTTCAAACGCCGCCATGAACCGTTCAGCTTGGTTCATAACTTACTCCGGGCAAGAGAGAAAAGAGGGCAGGGATATTAGGAAACGGCAATGGTTAGCACTTTCCCTGCCCCCAACTAATTAAAACGGTACGTCTGTGTCGTCAGTCGTGACTGTTTCAGTCTGACTGTCTTCACCTGTACTCATTTTAATCTCACCCGCTCGATAAGAGAGATACAATTGCTTTGCCTCCTGCAATGCAGGCATCGGCACGGACTCCATCTCTAACTGCTGAACTTGGTAGTTGAACCACGAACCTTTGTCGTTGGACTCTTGAGTGGACGTAAGCTTCCACGGCATAGACCACATCGGTGGGTTGAACAAGCCCTTGCTTGGGTGCATCTTCTTCAAACCAGCGCGACGTGTATTCCATTGCTTTGCAATCTTCATCTGTGTCTTCTTCATGTCACAGATCATCTGAGTAGTCATGCCATTCTCGTCATACGCAAGCACAAGGAACTGAGCGGAGCGTACCAACTCATTACCGTTCGGCAATAGTTCGTTTGCCCCGACACGCTGAGTCTTACGAACGTCTGGGTTGTTAGCATCCAACTCACCCATAAATCCACCACCGTTTTCACGCAACTGGAACTCCAGAAACTTCGTGGTGTACGCGCACATCAGTACGTTCACACCTTCATCAGCTTCCCAAAACTCACCTGTTACGGTGTTAAAGATATCACCAGCGGATGCGCCTTTAATAAACTTCGCGTCAGTCTTGATTAACTGTGGGGACAGAGGCTGGAGCAGACGTAGAAATGGTATCTGCATATCATCTGCACCAATGGTTTCCATACCCTGACCCGCCGCTTCGTACAAGTCATCCATAATATTAGCAACTGCTGTGCTTTCTTTTTTTACTACTGCTGATTCAGCCATTGTTAGCTCCTCTTAATTGTAGCTTCAGTTCCAACGTACACACCGAAGGTATCGAAGTCGATATCCTTACCTGCCTCGATGCGTCCTTTTACCCACGCCTTTAACGTCTGTGGGTGAACGTGTGTCTTTTGCGCTGGCTCCAGACCTTTGGTTCGGAGGTCATCAACGACAGCCCCAGCCATATTGTCCTCGCCAGACTTGAACGAAACAGTCACATCATTCTTGATGATGTCTCCTTCGCCTATAGAACGTAGCCATGTGAATGCCTCGTCCTTCTTCTCGTCAGCAATACGCGCATGAACAAACTGCCGTAAAGCAACCTTGTTGCCATCGACCGTCACAGAATCCATGCCCATCTCCTGCATCAGGTTCGGGATGTCTTCTTCATTCACTTTACGTTTCTTGAATTTAAGATCCTTCAGATACTGCTCTGCTTGTGCAATCTCTTCATCGATCTTCATAGACTGGCGGATAAGATCAGACAATGTCTTGCCCTTATCTTCATTTACCTTGTCGAACTTAGAGGCATCGACTTCCTCATCAAATAGCGAAAACACATCGCTCATCGTACAATCTCCTGTACTTTCTACGTTAAAGTTTTACCCCTTCGGGTGTGACGGAGAGTATAAACCCACTCCCCAGAGGTATGTCAAGCAGCTTTTTCTTGAGACGTTGCAGTCTTAACAATGTGCGCTAATTCACCACTGACGCTTCGGTCGTTCTTCTCTGCCCGTGTCTTCAGAATTTTATAAACGTCAATGTTCACTGCTACTGATTTCCACTTTGTGGTGTCCATGTTTGTTACCTCACTCTATCTGTGTTACTGTGTTACTGTATCTTATATTTGATCGGGGGGTCAAGGGAAAAATGAGACCAGCACATCAGGTTCGTGATGGTAAAAGATCCGAACTCATAGCGGCGGCGTGGCTCATGTCTCAAAACTGTTATGTATACACCCCATTTATTGAACAAGGTCCGATAGACCTCATCGCTCTTACCCCAAAAGGGGATCTGTTTTTATTCGACGTAAAAACCGTAGGCCGTAGAAAAGGTGGCTCCATAATTTCTCGTCAGTTAAAGCCTGACCAATTAAAGTTAGGCGTTCGTCTTTTATATGTGGACCTCGAAACTGGGACCTGTGCCCTGTACCCACATCAGTTGTCTCTTTCCCCCGATAACAATGCTGTAAAATATGCGGCGAAACAGGCATCTAATCGCCACCACGGCGGGGGTCAAGTTCCAACCATTGCCTCGCTTCTTCACCCAACGTCTTCGCAGACAAATCAATTTTATTCCGAAGAGACTTCACAATATGAACATCAACCGTTCCCTTTGTCATCAAATCCACATAGGTCACAGGATGATGCTGACCAATCCGGTGCGCCCGATCCTCTGACTGGACGCGAGTCTCCAGATTAAAATCATTGGCATAATAGATTACATTAGTCGCCGCCGTGAGTGTCAGGCCGTAGCCTGCCGTCTGTGGGTTGGCAACAAAGAACCTTGCATCTCCGAACTGGAATTGCTTGATGGCTTCCTGCCTGTCAGCATCAGACGTATCACCGAAGTAGTTGACCGTAGACCCTGGCCCGTACTTTGACTCCAGTAAGACCGCTATCTTTCGTATGTCGTACCGAAACCGAGACCAGATGATAACCTTACCCGACATCTCCTCAACTGTATCAAGCAAGGCTTCCGTGCGTTTGGTTGGAATCTCGACCAGTTCGCCATCGTCTGTCATCAAATGACCACACAATATCTGTTGTAGTCGAAGCAGTTGTGTCATCACCGCTGGCGCAGAGACTAGCTGCCCATCATCTAGCAGAGCGATAGCCGCTGTCTTGATGGAGTGATAATACTCTAGTTGCTCCTTCGTGCAATACACCTCACGAGTAGTGTAAATCTTAGCTGGCAAATCAAGTGCTTCATCCTTGGTCACGCGGTAAGAAAAGCTACCAAGTTTATCTGACAGTTCTTCTAGTTGACGATAGCCCACAATTTGTTGAAAGCTGTGCGAACCCATGCGTTGAGTCCGCGTGATAGCATACCTGCCTTGGAAGGCGTAGTAACTATCAAAGCCGAGCAGTCTTTTGTCCATAAATCCGCATTGCGCGTAGAGATCCATAGGCGATTTAGTAACGGGCGATCCTGTAAGAATACGTTTGTACGTTGCACTCTGACCAAGGCTAACCAGAGCCTTAGTCCGCTTGGCTTTGGGGTTCTTAATAGTTGTGCTTTCATCGACCGCAAGTAAGAAAGCCGAGCCTCGTGTAAAGAGATCCACATATTGAGAGACCTTCTTCGACGCGCCAAACCCCTCCACGTTGACCAGTAAGATGCGGAGCTTGTCACGCTTCTCAACCCCTTCGGATAGCTTTTCGCGTTGACTCTTGTTAGGGTTCGCACTCCACACATATATCTCGTGGTCAATGTCTTCTGGTAAATGAGTTGGTATTTCTGATACCTGCCAGTTTCTATACACACCCTTTGGAGCGACAACGACCGCCGTGTCGATAAGCTTGTTCTCGTACAGCCAAGTGATGTTGTCGATAAGAACTTTTGATTTACCACAACCCATCTCCATAAAGTAACCGTAGTTCTTTTTGTCATAGGACTTCTGTAGCGCAGTCTCTTGGTGCGCGTATGGTTTTGTTTTATACTTAAACATTTATGACCTCGGAAACTGTATAATGTTATCTCTGTCAAATCCCAAAAGCATTAGCACAAGTTCTTCGTTAGTAAATTCCTCTGAAACGAACTCACGGTATTTTTTTATTGCTTGTGCTAAGTTGATATCGCCGTCGCAATATTGCTGACACACGTCAAGCATTCTATTAGCGTCAGGCGACAACAGGTTTTTAATCTCATCATCCGTTATCGTCATCTAATCCTCCTCCTGCCATGATAGCAAACTTGGCAGACTCCAAATAAAATAAAATTTCTGCGGGGTCAGGTTGGGTTGTCATCATCTTAATTGTCCCGTCCTCCGCCTCACCCATAATAACCACGTCTTTTAGCATCTGACCTGCGACCTCGCACACCGTGGGCACGGGGTCTTTTTTGAACACAAGTTTACTGTGTAGATAAACCACATTATCTTTTGACATGATTAGCCCTGTAAAATTCTATGCCATGCGGCACGGACGTTAGCCTCTACTTCACCGCCCACATCACCACCGTCGGTCAGCCAATCTTCTATGACTTTATCAACGGTGGTAACTGCATCTTGCCACTTCATCCTCGGTTCTTTAGCCGCGATGGTAGCTTCGTCAGGCAACAAATGTGTTTCCATCTCAGACTCCTCGTTACTATCTGATATTTTATCAGATATCATCCAACTGTCAACTATCTCAAGGCCACATGATGGGCAAGCGGTGCTCCCGTCAATCTTTTCTAACGACAAATTAGTAGAGCATCGAGGACAGTGACCTGCGTCCAACCGGTTTTGCCACGACCCATCGCCTTTAGTGATATCTTGTTGCTTCATCTTCATCCTCCTCTTCCATTTCTGACTGTATAATTTGTTGGTTTGCCACCATCATGGCAGCAGATAAAATCTGAGTAGCAATGACAGGGCTTTTTCTGTTTCCCATGATTGCAAGACCCATGCCTGCGGACAACAACAAATAGGCCGCGTAATCCTGATCAACGCCTAACTCGTACAAAGTTTGCACCACATCAGAGACAATCTCCCCTGCCGCATCGGCTAATTCTTTGTCATTAATTTTCATCTATTTTTTCCGTCGATAAAATTTCAACGTCTCCTATAATATAACCAAGGTCTGCAAGAACCTTGTGTTTATATCTTTGCCTTGCCTCTGCTATTTCTGCGGCTTCTTTGTCGTTGATTGCGACCACATCAATTTCTCTGTAAAACTCTACAACCATACCGACCTTAAACTTTTGAGTTCTGTGACTAGGAAATTGTGTCATTGTTTTTTCCATCTATCATACACCTTTGTAAACAGTTTGAACCAACACTCTGGGCAATAGTAACGCCCCCCTTCTATTACTATTGCCTTTGCCGCGCACCTTGTGCAATGGTATTGATTAATTTCTTTCACCAGTATACCCCCATTTATTTCCCCTGGTGCGTCTCATAGAAGCCCTAATGTACCCCTGTTGCGTTCGTGTCGTGCGCTTCTGTTTTCCGTTTCCAGTGCCGTTCTCAACCCTGTCATCAAAGTGTATCACCCGATGCATCTGCTGTTTAAGATATGCCCTGAACTCCTCAACCGTCATGTCTGCCGCACTACGCATAGTAGTCATCCTCCCACTCTTCATTGAATACCTTGTCCAGATGCTCGATGATATCGTTCGGCAAGTAATTACGCGCTGGCTCATAGCCCAAGGGTTCAATGTCCGTGCGCGTTGCACCTCGATCCTTGATCCTTTGTTGTATCTCTGGCAACCAGTCATCTAGATTGTGTCCATGTTCTTTGTCTTCTGGAAACAGGATGGATTTGCCGTCCTTCTTGATGTCAAAAATCATGTAGTTATGAACGCCCCAGCTATCCGTCTCGCAGGTATAACCAAGGCTTTCAATCTCACCCTCGACCTCATGCGTTCCGTTCCAGCCATCGCCATCCCCGAACCCGAACTTGTCAAAGGCTTCTTCCCATTCCCATGTAATGTATATTCTAGGCATCTTGCACTCCCTTCGGTAAAGGCAACGCTGACTCATCGTACAGATTTTTGACAGGTTTAGTCAGGCACTTGCGCCACAAATCATAGTCCTCATCGCCATCACAAAACTGCCGCCAAGCATTAGCCTCCACGTCCCAGACATCGATGTCTTCAACAAGTATCCCCACGTCTGGGTGCTCATCAATTACCGTATCGATCCAGCACCCATTCTTTAGTTTCTCCTCGTACTCTTTCTCCCACTCAGGCATTAGTTTTTCAGCCTCTGCTGGGGTGTAGCGTCCTATCCATTCGACCTCGTCATCCTCTGGATCATATCCGCTTGTCGCCATCAACCCTGCTGGAGACATATCCCCCATCGTGACAACTGCATAGCTTTGCTTTGACCCTTGTACTTTCTTTTCGACATGACGCTTCACGCAATCAATGATGTCTTCAACGTCATTAAACAGTCCAAGAAATTCAGCACGACTCGCCTCTGGGTCTTCGTCCCAAAACTCTGTGTCAGTCCAAACATGATATCTAGGCATCTTGCACCTTCCTTTTCAATTCAAATAGCTTTGCGCCAATGGTATATATCCGCGCCATCTGAGGGTATGCATCCTGCGTATAAGCCCAGTCATCCTCATACCCATCTTCCAACAACTTGTCGTGCCGTAGGTCTACTAAGTTAAGCAGGGTAGAAATTTCTGCTTCTGTTAGCTTTACCTGTACAGTCTTAACTTTCTTTGGTCTTCCACGTTTATTAAGCATCGTCTTCTCCAAACAAAAAATCGTTGATTGTTTCGATGTCTTCCAACACCAGATAAAATCGATCACCCATGTGAATGGCTGTGCATTCTTCCTCCAAGTTTCCTGTCCTGACTGTCATCGGGCGCAGAACAAACTGCCCGTCACCAAAATAAAACACGCACAGTTCTGTGTCCCGTAGGTCATAGCCACCGTTCCATGATTCAGCGACCATGTGCAACGGCATACGCCTGTTCTGTATTTGCTTAAAGCTTTTATTGATTTCCATCATACTATCCTCACATATCTTGAACCGTCTGTCTTTGTAACTTCACCGCAATCCACCACTGGATAGGCCGTAGCCCAAAACCTGTAACTGCCATTGTCTTCGATGAAGCCGTAATTGATATCAAACATTTTACCGTCCGACCCCTCGTTCGGTGGTACACGGCAATACCTGTCCGACCAGTCATCACATGGTAAATCCACCTCAGCCCGAACCTTGTCATTTATCTCTAGGCAAAAGGCAGTGACAAACCCACGCTCGAAATCATCCAATACAATATCCTCGACTGGGTCATCGACAGGGATGGTCAGCCACAGGACACCTTCATCCCTGTTATAGCTGGCAATCTCCACATCCTCTCTGCGTAGCAATGCCACCACCTCGTCTGCTGATTTATATTGTCTGGACATTACTTTTCCTCCACTGAATTTCTATGCCGTTCTCGGCTGGTTTGGTTTGTGTATTAGACATCAGGTCATGGCCTGAATTGTGATAGGTATTGACCTCGATAATCTCCCGACCATCCAACTCGTAGTAATCGCGTAACCGATAAATGAAACGTGATATCTCCGACCAATCCAGATGGTCTGTCGGGTGACAGGTAAACATAACACCGTCACCCATTAGGTCACCGCACTCTCGTGCCATGTCCATCTCTTCAATCATCTTCTGTTTTAATTTGCCCATCAGCTTGCCTCCTTGGGAACACACCACAAATACTGATACCTGTAGCCGCGAGTATGAAAGCCGTTTTCGTCAAAGCATTCTATAGCTTCGCAGTGCCACATATTATCATCAGAAAGTTTTGACCCGTCCCAGATATTGATGTCCATTATCTGCCCACCAATCTCACAGGCGTGAGCATACTGTTCGTCATCATCACAGTGCTTGATTGCTTCAAGCCACTCCTTTGACTCAGCCATAACGGCCTCAAGATTTTCAGGTTTTATAAAATTTGATATCATCAGCTTGCCTCCGCATATGCCCGTAGCATTTCGCTGTGTCTCATGCTGGCTGTCTCATGCCAGTATTGAGTCTCTAGTTTTTCGTCATACCGACTTTCAAAAATTGTCACGAACATTTCTTTGTCGTAATCATCCCAACTGATGATGTAGTAATAGTCGCACCATTTGTTTTCTTCCATCATCATCGGGATTGATGTGTGTTCAAAGTTTGGAAGAAGTCTAACCTCACCGCCTTTGGGGTTTTTGTTTGCCGCAACAAACGCGGCCGCAAATTCATCAGCTTCCCACCTTGGCAGAGCCCAAGCATAGTCCTTGGCCTTCTCAATGTGATCTGCCGCACCCTGCGGATAGCCGTCATAGTGTTTGTAAACACCATACATACCGTCATTATCCTCGAAAAAATAAACCGCTCTTGTACCCATTATTCAACCTCCTCGATTAAAGTTGCGTCCACTGACCAGTCCCCACCAACCTCTTTTTCACAAAGACTGGCATCATCCTTAGCCATTTGGTATGCTGTTTCCGCATCAGGTGCTTCGACTACTCCATCATAAAACGTATATAGAGTCCCTTTCACTATGAACTTAGGCATTACACAATCCTCCAGCCATCGTTGTTTAATAACTCTACCAAGTGAGACACATACCCATGTTCAACGACCAAGGCATTACCCAAAAACTGTGCCTCGTCATCGGTGTTATCAATCAGGTTCTGTAAAGCCTCGTCATTCTGTGGATAGAACAAGAAGATAGAATGATGGTTAACTACCCGATAATCTCCGTCCTCGATCCATGAACCTATGTCCTGTATTCTTTGCGCTTCTGTTGTCATATCAATTTTCCTCCATTATAATAACGTAACTTCTAAGACCATATTATAAGACCACATGGGATAGTCAAGCATAAAATGCACATTACTATAAAGTTTTTTCCGCCTTTTATTTTTTTGAAAAAATTTTTGAAATTAGGCGTAACAGGCGTAACAGCGTAACAAAGCCTTACACAGCAACGATTACAGCTGTTACACTTGTGTTACGTTGTTACACTACGGAGTCGGCACAGGAGTTGATTTTGAAATCTGAAAATAAAAAACCCACAGAAAACACTATAGGCAAGGTTGGTAGACCCGCTGGACTGACAGAACGCCAGAAGACTTTTGCCAAGTATTACGTTGAGGGCAGGCACAGTAATGCTGAGTGTGCAAGGCTGGCAGGGTACGCAGAAAAATCTGCCAGAATACAGGCCAGCAAATTGCTCAACGGCACAGACTTTCCAGAAGTTGTCGAACTGGTAAAAGAACTCAGACAGGCGGCTGAGAGAAAATATGGCGTGACCCTGATGCATCAGCTTAAACGTCTGGACGAGTTGTCGAGGGGTGCAGAAGATGCTGGGCAATATTCTGCGGCAATCAACGCTGAGAAAATCCGCTCCGCCTTGGGCGGTCTTACTATTGACAGGCGTGAACAGCAACATATCCATCAGCTTGACAACATGAGTAAACAGGACATCGTTGCTCGTCTGGCAGAATTGCGGAAGTCATACCCACACGCATTCATTGAGGGGGAAATAGCAGATGCCAAAGCCATTGAACACAGAGAAGAAACTGTGGCTGTCTTTGAAGAAGTTACTGCCGAAAAAGACCCATTGCCAGCGGATTGAGAACCGAGTCTCTGAAGGAATGCCAGACTGCTATCTGTGCATCGATGGCATACCAGTATGGGTTGAGTTAAAAATAACAAAAAATAACGCAATCGAGATACAACCCTCACAGATTGCATGGCACACCAGCCATTCTCGCTGTGGTGGCGTAAGTTTTTTTCTTGCTTACAGCCCCACGGAGGGACTTGCATTTTTATTTGAGGGGGGTTTAGCGTCCCAGATCCAAGGTTCGCGGTTCGATGACCTGCGGCCTGCGGCCTTATTCTCTGGTGATCTAGCTTCCTGCGCCTTGAACCTGCGACCTGCGGCCTGCGACCTATGGTCTTTGTAAAAAAGAGGGGCACCTGCGACCTGCGCCTGCGCCCCTTAGTTCTTGGAGAATCAAAAATGTTCATGATTAGAATAAGGGCTGCTCAGACTGATGTCAATAATCAGCCTGAGCAATGTTCTTCTAGTGTTTTGGATAGCAAACTGTTTTAACGGCAGGCGACCAGCAAGCGCGGCAGTCACCACAATAGCCTAGATCAATCTTGCCTATCTGTTTTTCTTTTTTGGCGGTTTCGTATTCATCATGGGTTATCATCTGGCCGTTTTTCTTGGTGCGGTATGCTTCGCACATTTTGCCAACGGGTGCTTTGTATCCGGTAATAACCGCGCTTGAATGTTCCCATGATTCTGGCGGAGTGTCATCTACCATTGTTGCGCTATACCTAACGACTGCGTTATCGGGTAGGCTATCCATTTTTAAAGCTTCCTGCCACAGCTTGCGTTCCTTGGTAGGGATCCAATGCTTTTTATTTGGTGTAAGCTTGGCAACCCCTATAATTTTTAGGCAATGCGCGACGCTTCTCACGTCGCCGCTATCAAACCAGCGCATTGTATCCTTGCGAGATTTGTTAAGCAGGGCGGCCATGTCCCGCACAAAATTGTCAGAGTTTAAAAAATCTAGCCTAGCCTGCATAGCGTTTTGAACTACTGGCCATGGGTATGCGCCTTTCATGGCGTAGCAGTCATGACAAACCGAGCCTTTAATCTTAGCAAGTTTTTGACCAGTAACACAACCAAACGCGCTTATGTTAAAGCTATCGCCTGGCATTTTTTTAGGTTTTGATAACATTGCAACCATTTTTTTCTCCACGTTGTTGTTGTCTCTTTATTGTATGGGATATTCCCACATTATGCAAGCCCTAATCCTGCGGCCTGCGGCCTTGCTCTTTTGTGTAATCCTGTGGCCTGCGACCTGCGGCCCCGCG